CAAGGGAGCAGGCTTGACTGCCAAAGGCCGTGCCAAGTACAACGCGGCTACGGGCAGCAACCTTAAGGCTCCACAGCCACAGGGGGGCAAGCGCAAGGATTCGTTCTGCGCGCGCATGTCCGGGGTACCCGGGCCGATGAAAGACGAGAAGGGCAAGCCTACTCGCAAGGCGGCTGCTTTAGCAAGATGGAAGTGCTGACATGGACATGATGATTTGGAATATTGCGCTGACTGCCGTTGTGGCCATGCTAGGGTTTATTTTAAGAGAAAAGTTTGGGGAGCTTACGCGCCTTGGCATTTTGCTTAATCGTACTCGCGAGGAGATGGCCCGGGACTACACAACAAATGCAGAGGTTCAGAGAATTACCGATCACATTGACCAACGATTTAATCGGCTTGAAGAAAAGATTGACCAGCTCATTCGGGCAGGGAAGTAATGTACTTGACAAGCAACATCCCGTACTTTAAATGCTGGGTGCGCAAAGAGTTTACGAACGCTCACCAGAAGTACCAGGGTGAGTACATTCATGGGTTGGCGGTGGCCGTCACTACCATCCCAGATCGCAGTTTAAGTTTTCAGATCATCTTCACTGGCCTTGAGGCTGAAGAGGGCGAGAACGTGCATGGTGGGGCAATGTGGGCACGGATGCCGCTTGCTGCGCTTGTTGGAGATATCCCGCTGGAAGTGTGGCCTGAACGTATGTTGAACCACTTGTCGCAGCCTTGGGACTGCAACTCATACAATCACTCCATCATCAGTTTGGAGCGTGCAAAGCCTTCTCCTTGGATGTGTAAGATAGGCGGGGAGTTTTACACCGGCAGGTATCTGTTCACGGTAGACTATGCAGAGAGCGATGTTTCTGAAGACCCGTCGCAGCACAAGCAAAGTCATGTGCTGATATTGACGGACGCGGGCAAGTGGACAGGAAATGTTGTGGCGCTGCCCAACAACCGGGTCCGGGTAACAAGTCCAGCCTACTGGGTAACTGGACAGGGAGCGCCTGATTTCAGGCCTAACCAATGGATTCATTGTGCAGAGCAAGATGACTCGTACATGGATGCGGAGCAGACGTTTAACAACCTTTATCAGGAGCAGGAAAAATGATGAAATCTAAAATGATGGCCAATGGTGGCATGATGAAATCTAAAATGATGGCCAGTGGCGGCATGATGAAATCTAAAATGATGGCTTCTGGCGGGGCTGCTGATATGGCAGGCCCACAAGGCAAAACCATGAGCCAGCCCGTCAAGAAAACGGTGGCGGGAGAGACGGTCTCAGTGCGCGGTGTAGGTGCCGCCCGTGCTCAAAAAGCAACTATCTATTAAAGCATGACTACCTCTGGCGTCTCTTCCTACAACCCGGACTTTGATGAAATTATCATCGAAGCGTATGAACGCTGCGGCATGCAGGTTCGGGATGGGTATGACGTTCAATCGGCAAGACGGTCATTAAATTTGATGTTTGCCGAGTGGGCTAATCGTGGCCTGAACTTGTATACGATTGAGCAGCGAGAAGTAGTTTTAACAGCCGCTGTGTTGGAATATTCCTTGCCTGCGGACACAGTAGATGTTTTGTCTGCGGTGATACGCACTAACTCTGGGGCCTCTGACCAGCAGGACATTACGATTGACCGTATTGGTAGTGCCGAATATCTGCATATACCAAACAAGCTAACCCAGTCTCGTCCTGCGCAGTTTTTTGTGCAGCGGACGGTTCCTGCTAAATTGTTTTTGTACCCTGCCCCAGATGCCACCCAGACCTATATTTTTAGGTATTACGGTATTCGCCGCATAGAAGAAACCGGTGCAATTACAAACACAGCGGATATTTCTTTCCGCTTTTTGCCTTGTCTAACCGCGGGGCTGTCTTACTACTTGTCTGTTAAGAAGGCCCCGGATCGTATTGCAATGCTCAAGCAATTTTATGAAGAAGAATTTGCAAGAGCCGCCGCAGAAGACACAGAACGCTCTGGGTATTTTGCAGTGCCTACCTACACGGAGAATTACTGATGGGCGGTTATGCGTCTGGCAGATTTGGTCTTGCTCTGTGCGATCAGTGTGGTCAGCAGTTTAAGCTTAATGCGCTTAAAAAAGAGTGGACTGGGTTTAAGGTCTGTGATGAGTGCTATGAGCCAAAGCACCCACAGCTCGAGCCTAAACGCAGCCTAAACGAGCCGCAAGCTTTATTGGAGCCCCGCCCAGAGGCAAGACTAGGGGTCAATGTTTACGTTGGGGACACCGGGGACACGGCTTTTGCCAGTGTTGGTATGCAGCCCATGGCCCTCGCAAGACCGTTGGCTGCCGGGGCTATGCTTGGAACAATTACAACGAGCATCACATGAACTATGCTGAACTAACCGCTGCTATTCAGGCATACACCAACAACACCGACACGGATTTTGTTGCGGAAATACCCGTCTTTGTAGATCAAGCGGAACAGCGGATTAATAACACTGTTCAACTTGCTAACTTGCGCAAAAACGTAACGGGGACGCTGACAGCAGGCAATCAATACCTGACTACGCCCAACGATTTTTTGTCTACCTACTCGCTGGCTATTTATTCTCAGCCTACGCCAACCGCAACAGGAACCACAGGGCTACTGACGATTGTTGTATCAAGCGCTTCTCAAATTGTTGTGGGCATGTATGTAACCGGGTCTGGTATTGCTCCATTGGCCACGGTAGTCAGCATTGTAGGAACTACGGTTACGCTTAGTCTTGCTAATGTAGGCACGGTATCTGGCACGGTAAGCTTCCAGGGCAGTTATTTATACCTGCTCAACCGCGATGTCAACTACATTCGAGAGGTTTATCCCAACCCCTCTTATCGGGCGTTGCCCAAGCACTACGCTATTTTTGGGCCGAGCACGAGCGCGCCTACTGAGCTTACCTTTATTGTTGGTCCAACGCCGGACGCAACGTATAAGGCGGAGCTTCATTATTACTACTACCCAGAATCAATTGTTACCGCAGGCACTTCTTGGCTTGGTGACAATTTTGACAGTGTCCTTTTGTACGGCGCTCTGGTTGAGGCATACACCTACATGAAAGGCGAGACCGACATGATGGCGTTGTATGATGCAAAGTACAAAGAAGCCCTGGGTTTACTGAAAAATCTGGGTGACGGTAAGCAACGAGGGGATGCTTATCAAGATGGCCAAGTTCGATTGCCTGTGAGGTAACACATGATTACCGCTGGATTAACTAGTAGTTTTAAGCAGCAGTTGCTTTTGGGCGTGCATGACTTTAGCGTAGACACCATAAAAATTGCGCTGTACACCTCTTCTGCGCAGCTAGATGCCGCCACCACGGTGTATACAACCTCTGATGAGATAACGGGAACGGCCTATACAGCCGGGGGCGAAGTGCTCACGGGGGCCACGGTCACCTTGACGGGCACCATTGCATATGTGTCTTTTAGCAACCCTACCTGGAACGGCTCGTCATTTACAACCCGGGGCGCGTTGCTTTACAACTTTTCCAAGGCTAATAAATCAGTTGGGGTGTTAAATTTTGGCTTGGATCAGACAACCGTAAATCAGCAGTTTCAAATACAATTTCCACCAAACAACGCAGAAAATGCACTTATCCGCATCTCATAAGGACCAACATGCTTGTAACCACAACCAAAGGCGACATGGACGACTCTCTGCTTGAAAAGCTGGAGGGGACCGTAGATAATGACAACGAAATAACCACATGGGTTGAGTATTGGCTAGACGGAGAGCTTGTCCACCGTTCTGCGCATGTGACCTTGAAGAAAATGCCCGTCTTCGGTGGCGGCGAAACAGAATCAATCGGATAAAGGAGAACTAAAGTGGCAAATACTCAATCAATGTGTACCTCTTTCATGAGCGAGCTGATGCTTGGTCAACACCAACTCGGCACTTCAACCATCGTGTCCCGTGGTAGTTTGACATCGCCAACTACAGATACTGTAAAAGCGGCGTTGTACTTGACATCCGCAACCATCAATGCTGGAACTACTGTGTATTCAGCAACCGGTGAAGTATCCGGTACAAACTATACCGCTGGTGGCGTGACGGTGACAAATGCCAACACTCCAACTTCAACCAACAGTTCAGCAACTGCTGGCGTGGCGTACTGGACTCCTTCGGCATCAATCACCTACACCACGGTGACACTGTCCACGGCTTTCGATACGGTGTTGCTGTACAACTCGACTCAAAGCAACAAGGCAATCAGTGTCCACACGTTTGGCTCGCAGACCATTACGGCAGGTACTTTCACCTTGACAATGCCGTCAAACACAACGACTACAGCCCTGCTGCGCTTGGCTACAACTTAATGCGGAGGCGGTGCAAGCCGTAGACCATGTTTGGTATATCCGCATTTGCCCAAGCCCCGTTTTCATCCCTTGCTGGACAGGATAAAGATGTAGCTTTAACGGGCGTTACCTTAGCAGGTAATGTCGGAACCCTTGCGCCCAGCTTAACTACGGGGCTGAACACTGCGGGGTGGGGATCAGGAGGCTGGGGATCAGGTACATGGGGTGTAGATGAATACGCCGCAGTTGGCGCGGCTGGTACTGTAGTTTCAACGCAAGCAGAAACCGGAGATGTAGCCACTGGTAATGTTGGAAGCGTCACTCCTACGCTAGCAATTGCCTTAACAGGGGTTGCTGCTACAGGGGCGGTTGGTACGGTCACTCAGAGCCAAAGCGCCGCTTTGACCGGTGACTTGGCAAATGGT